GAATAGAATCTCTTGAACAATCTTTACAAGATACCAAACCATTCTTGATGGATGAGTCTGTAGATTTTATTGAAAGAGAAGAATTTAGTAAAGGTGGTTTTGCCGAACTCACGAGACTGTTAAATAATTTACCAGATGGAACTGAAGTAACTAGAGATATGGTTCAAAAACTTATTGACGACAATGATCTTGATGTCTCTGTGAGAAATTATTTTGCTAGACCATCTAAAAATCTTAAAGAAGGAATTACTTTAAGCAAAAGAATGTCTCCTGTAAAAATTACAGATGAATTATTAGAGAGTGTAGATAATTATATAAAAAATACACCTCTTAATTTAAAACAGATTGGAGAGGACCTTGGTTACAAACCAACTAAAAAAGGTCAAAGTGGTCAATTAAGATCTACGTCACCATTAATAAAAGCGTATGAGGAGAAGTATGGAAAGATACCAGAGGGTAGATTTAAACCATATAAATTGATTGAAGGATCTGATTATGTTCAAAACATTATAAAATTAAGAGAAACATTAGGAAGCACCAACGCTGTTGCTGACGAATTAGGACTTGATAGTAAAACAATTAGAAATGTTTTAAGTCAATTTAGACCTGACTTAATGGGTGACGTAAACGTTCCTGGCCCTGATACCGGAGCTAAAGCTCAAAAGAAAAGAAGAATACTAAAAGAAAAAGAAGGCACAAAACAGTTAAGTAAATCTGAAAAACTTTTTAATAAAAACCAAGAGAGATTAGTTAAAAAATTAAATAACGATTTTAAGAAAAATCCTAATAAAGTTTTAAATAATCCAAAATTAATAAATTTATTAAATTTAAAATTAGAAAATGGTAATATTGTTTCTAAAAACAAAACTAAAAAACAAATACTGGAGTCCATAAACAGACAAGGTGGTTTGTTAGATATAGAGCATATAGCTGATATAGCTACAGGTAAAAAGAATGTTCAGTTCCCTGTAAATAGACAAATAACAACATACAATGTAAACTCTGGTTTTTTAAGATCTGTGGCAAACTATGTTAACAAACCAAACGCAGATCCAGATAAAATCGCAAACATTGAAAAAACTTTAAAAGAATATGGTCTTCGTGTCAAAACTAATAAGGGAACTATAGGTGCTCCTATGATTAGCGCTGAAGATAATATAAAAAGAAATTTAACATCTGCGGGTATAGACTTGCCAAAAGATACACCGATCGATGTTAAAGGCTCAGGCCAAAAAAAACTAACTGCTCTTCAAGAAATTATGCAGGGTGGTAAGACTATGGGTGTTAATCCAGAACTTGCAATAAGAGCCGGAAAAGAAGAATTTGTAGATCCTTTGTTAAGAACAGGAGCTAGAGGACTTAGAGGTGCTGCCACTATAGGTGATTTTTTAATTTCTGCTGGTCCTGGTGCAAAAGGTTTAGGACTAGGTCTTTTACTAGAGGCTGATCCAATCGTTACTGGAATGTCAGAAGGAAAAACTTTTGGTCAAACAGCCAGAGATACAGTTGTAGGAAGTGCGATCGACGCTATACCTGGTGTTAATTTGGGAAGTCTTGGTGAAGATCTTATTAAACTAGCACAAACAGAAGGACAAAAAATGTCCGCACAAAATTTAATAGACTATCAAAAAGATTACGACAGATTTCTAAAAGATAGAAATGCATTTTTATCTTACCAAGATCTTAGTCAAAGTGAATTAGATGAGCTTGGTTTTGATAATGAAAGTTTAATTAATCTAGAGAGAGATTTAATTAATAGATTTAAAGATATACAAACTAGAGCACCAAAAGTTTATAACCCACAAAATCTGTCTAACATAACAGAGCTTGCAAGAAAAGCAGCAGAGCAAAGATATAAAAACTTAAAAACAGGTATTGCAGGAAAAATTTTTGGAGATCGTATGGCAAAAGACCCAGAATTTATTGACAAACAAGCACAACAAATCTTAGCAGCGTTCACAGGTGTAGAAGGTGCAACAGATAGTTTTGCAGATTCATATAAAAATTTTTTAGGTTTTACAAATACAGATACTCTTTCACCAGAGGAGCTAGACGAAACATTCGATATGGAAGGTGGTATTATGGCAGCTAACGGAGGACGAATAGGTTTTGCTGAAGGACCTATGGATCCGAAGAGAAGATTATTTATGAAGATAATGGGAGGTATTATGTCTTTACCTTTTGTATCTAAATTTGTTGGTAAATCAGATCTTGCTAAACCTGTAGTTAAGTTATCAGGCACCACTACCAATATGCCAGACTGGTTCCCTGATTTTGTAAACAAAATGATGTTTACAACGGGAGGTAAAAAAATAGATGCTGATGTTATGGAATACACTACACCTAAATTACCTGGAGTAAAAATGCTTAGAAATGATGAAGGTCAAATTATAGTTGAAGGTAAAAACGCTTATGGCGAACCTTATGAAATAATTTATAGACCACCAGGCTATGAGTTAATAGATGAAACGACAGGCAGGGCTGTAAAAATCCCTGGAGAATTTAAAGCCTCTGATACTCAGTATAGAAGAACTGGACCAGAGATAGATGACTATGATGTAGACTATGAAACAGTAAAAGATGTAGATGAAATTTTAGGAGGCAATGCTACAGAACTAGAAGGATTTGCAAAAGGAACAGGAGAAACAAAATATACAAAAGGTCAAAAAGAGATAGATATGGCGGAAGCTGAAGGAACAAGAGCTGATGTGGATGAAGGCCCTGATATAGATTTAAGTGATTATGAAGACTAAGTTAACAACTACAATACCCCCTAAATCAGGCCCTCAACCCCAGGGCTTGCTTATTAATTATAATACTGTTAAACCTGTGAAACTGGAGAAAATAAATGGCAGACGTAGACAAGTCTCTTCCAAACGTAGAGCAAGAGATAAAAGTACCATCACCTGAAGAAATAGAAGTTGCTCAAGAAGAAGAGCAAAAGGCTCTTGAAGAAAAAGGTGATCCTGTAGAAATTACAGAGAATCAAGATGGCTCTGTAGATATAAATTATGACCCTTCAATAGGATCTGTTGAGGGCGGACAAAATCATTATGATAATTTAGCAGAACATCTACCTGAAGATATATTAGGTAGATTAGGATCAACTCTTTTTCAAAATTATCAAGACTATAAAAACTCTAGAAAAGATTGGGAGAGAGGATACAGAGAAGGTTTAGATCTTTTAGGTTTTAAATACGACAATAGAACAGAACCTTTTCAAGGTGCATCGGGTGCAACTCACCCTGTATTAGCTGAGGCTGTAACACAATTTCAAGCTTTAGCGTATAAAGAATTATTACCAGCAGAAGGACCAGTAAGAACACAAATCTTAGGTGTGCCAACACCAGACAAAGAACAACAATCTCAAAGAGTAAAAGATTTTATGAACTATCAGATTATGGACAAGATGAAAGATTACGAACCAGACTTTGATTCTATGTTGTTTCATTTACCATTAGCTGGTTCATCTTTTAAAAAAGTTTACTACGACGAAGCAGCACAAACAGCTGTTTCTAAATTTGTACCCGCTGATGACTTGATTGTTCCGTATACAGCTACCTCATTAGATGATGCGGAGTCTATCATTCATCGCGTACAAATATCTGAAAACGAATTAAGAAAACAACAAGTTGCTGGTTTTTATAGAGACATAGATTTAAAACCAGGACCAGCTACTGAAACAGAAGTTCAACAAAAAGAACGTGAGCTTCAAGGGGAAACAAAAGGAAGAGACGAGGATGTATTTAATTTATTAGAGTGTCACGTAAATTTAGACCTAGAAGGATTTGAAGATATGGGACAAGATGGAGAGCCAACAGGGATTAAACTTCCATACGTTGTAACTCTCGAAGAAAATTCTAGAGAAGTTTTATCAATCAAAAGAAATTATGAAATAGGTGATCCTTTAAGAAAAAAAATAGATTACTTTGTTCATTTTAAATTTTTACCAGGGTTAGGTTTTTATGGTTTTGGTTTAATACATATGATTGGTGGATTATCAAGAACAGCTACGGCTGCATTACGACAACTATTAGACGCAGGAACTTTATCCAACTTACCTGCAGGATTTAAACAAAGAGGTATTAGAATTAGAGATGACGCTCAAAGCATTCAACCAGGAGAGTTTAGAGATGTGGATGCACCAGGCGGAAACATCAGAGACTCATTTATGATGTTACCATTTAAAGAGCCGTCACAAACTCTCTTACAACTTATGGGCGTCGTAGTACAAGCAGGTCA